ATGTCTTTTTAGCATGAAGCACACGCGCGCGGCCGCGAGGAAACGCGAGGGCTCTACGACCCCTCCAGGGGGTGGAAGGGGTGGAGGGGTGGGAGGTGCCTCGGAGCCCTCTGGCGGGCCTTGCCGGCACGGCGTACAGTGCCGGGCCATGAGCGACCAGCCGATTATCAAAAGGGACGAGAAAGGGCGACTGCTTCCAGGCAGCGCCGGGGGGCCTGGGCGGCCTCCTGGCACGCCCAACAAGGTCTCGGTCACGTTCCGCGAGACCGTGCAGAAGCTCCTCGAAGACAACGCCGACAACGTGGCCCTGTGGCTGAAGCAGACGGCCGAGGGCAGCAAGAGCCGGCGCGTTGCCGGCAAGCTCATCCCAGGCCGTGCCCCTGACCCGCACGGTGCAGCCCGGCTGCTCGCCAACCTGGGCGAATTCGCTGCGCCTCGCCTCTCTCGCGCCGAGGTCACTGGCGACGGCGGCGGGCCCTTGACCGTGATCATCCGCAAGGAGGGCAAGGATGACCCCGTCGAGCCCGTCTGAGACCCAGGCACCACCCAAGGACCATCGGCCTTTCGTTACGGGTAGTTGGGGCCTGGAGGACCATCCAGCCTATGGCGACGAGGCCGTGGTCGCGGCGGTCACCGAGTGGCTGCTGCAGCAGGGCCGCACGGTCTTCCAGACCTTCCTGCTCGACCCCGACGAGCGCCGGCACTCGGCCATGGTGCTGCAGCGTTTACACGCTCCGCATCGAGCGCGGGTCATCAGCCTGGGCTGCGGCGTCGGCGGCATGGAGGCGTACTGGTGCGAGGAGCGGCCCGACATCGAGGTGACGCTGGTCAACCAGTCGATGGCCCAGCTAGCTCGCTGCGTCTGCCCAGGTGCCCGCGTCCTGGCCGACATGCGCGACGTGGACTCGCTGCCGGCAGCCGAGGGCGTGGACGGCTACGACATCGCAGTCCTGGGCTACAGCCTGCACCACTGCGACGACGTTGCCGGCATGGTCGAGGCAGCGCGCTCGCTGCTCGTGCCCGGCGGCACGCTGCTCGTGCTGGACGTGGTCGACGGCAGCGCGGCGTACCACGACGTGGTCCACTACCGCACGCCGAGGTCCTTCGAGCTTGCGACCGCAGGGCTCGTGCGGCTCGACTACGGCATGACGTGGCACTGCCAGCCGGCCGAGGTCATCACCGAGGCCGTGCATCGCCTCATCGAGCGCGACTCGCTGCGCCCGAGCATGTGGGTGGGCATGGCATGACTACCAGTGACGCAATGGCATCGCCCTGGTCTCCAGCCCACCGGTCGGAGCCAGCGCAGTCGGCCCGCCACGAGCGGTACGACCTGTACGAGGACGTGATCGTCAAGCTCCGCTTCGACGGTGCGCTGACCAAGGCGCAGCAGCACGAGCAGTGCCAGCGCATCTGGGACGCAGCCCGGAGCTTCACGCTCTCGATGGTGGGGCCGACGTGACGTGGGCTGGCTCGCCTACCTGCTGGCGGCGGGGATCGTCTGCATCCTCATCTGGATCAGCGTCGGGAAGCGGTGACCATGCCTGACATCATCCTGCCCAACGGCTTCACGCCCAGGCCGCCCCAGCGCCGGCTGATGCGCTACTTCGATGACGGCGGGCTGCGTGCTGCCTGCTGCTGGCCTCGGCGGTTCGGCAAGGACCTGACGATGCTGCACCAGACGGTCAAGTCGACGTTTGAACGTCCAGGCATGTACTTCCACATGCTGCCGACCCACAAGCACGCCAGGAAGGTGGTCTGGGACGGCTTCGACAACCAGGGGCGCAAGACCATCGACGTGGTGTTCCCGAAGGCACTGCGCGAGGACACCAACAAGACCGAGATGAAGATCACCCTGCGGTCGGGCGCGATCTGGCAACTGGTCGGCTCCGACTACTACGACTCGCTGGTGGGTTCCAACCCGTTCGGCATCGTCATGTCGGAGGCGGCCCTCTCCGACCCCAGGGCCTGGAGCATGTTCAGGCCGATGCTTGCCGGCAACGGCGGCTGGGCAGCGTTCATCTCTACACCTCGGGGCTACAACCACTTCCACGACCTGATCAAGCTCGCCAAGGGCTCCCCCAACTGGTTCCACTCGCACCTGGGCGTGCAGGACACCAAGCACATACCGCAGTCGGTCCTCGACGACGAGCGCCGCGAGATGCCCGACGAGCTATACCGGCAGGAGTACGACTGCGACTTCAGTGCGGCCAACGTCGGCGCGATCTTCGGCCGCTACATCGAGCAGATGGAGAAGCAGGGCCGCATCTGCCCGCTCGACCTCCGCGACGACGGCGCGAGCGAGATCATCGTCACCTCCGACATCGGCTACCGGGACAAGGCAGCCTACGTCTGGTGGCGGCGGCTGCGCGGCGGCTACGAGATATTCCACTACGACGATGCGAGCGGCCTCGACGCCGAGGAGTGGATACCCAGGCTACGCAAGCAGCCTAGGGCCGACCGGCTGCTGCTGCCGCACGACGCCAAGGCCAAGAGCTTCAACAGCAAGCGTTCCGCCGTTGAAACGTTCCTCCTCGACAAGCCCTGGGACGGCTGCCAGATCAGCGTCAACGAGCAGAGGAAGAAGTCCGACTCGATCAATGCCGGCAGGCTGATGCTGCGGCGGCTCAGGATCAGCGACAACGAGGCTTGCGAGCCGTTCCTGATGGCGATGCGGGCCTACTCCTACGAGTACGACGAGGAGACCAAGACCTTCAAGGCCGAGCCCAGGCACGACTGGTCGAGCCATCCGGCCGACGCCTTCATGGAAGGCGCGGCGAAGCTTGAACTGATGCCTGCCCCGCCCGAGCCGAAGACGATCATCGTCCCGCCGATCAACCGGACGTTTACACTCGACCAGCTTCACGAGACCGTGGGGCTCCACTCGACGCCAGGGAGACTCGGCTGATGGCAACCGTACCCATGCCCCCGGGCCAGCCCGGCCAGCCGCCAACTACTGGTGACGAAAAGCCAGGATTGCCGGATGACTCCAAGGTGTTCTCGGACCCCAAGGAGGTCCAGAAACCGGGCGATCAGAAGCTCGTGCCCGAGGCCGTCAAGGGCAAGAGCCCGACGGAGATGGCCGTGCGCTGGGAGCGGGAGCTTCAGGCTGCAAAGAAGGAACTGAGCAAGTTCCATCGCCTGGGCAAGAAGCTGAACCAGAAGTACCTCGATGAGCGGGACGGGGCAGCCTTCGACTCGGCCGACTCGAAGTTCAACCTGTTCTGGTCGAACATCGAGGTGCTGAAGTCGAGCCTCTACGCCAAGCCTCCCAACGTCGATGTCAGCAACACCCACAAGGACTCCGAGGACGACGTGTCCCGGGTTGCCGGCAACATCCTTGAGCGCATCCTGAACAACGACTGCGAGGACGACGACGAGTCGACGTACCCCGAGGTTACAAAGCAGGCCGTGGGCGACTACCTGATCGTGGGCCTGGGTCAGGTCTGGTATCGCTACGAGGTCGAGACTGCCCAGGCGTCGACCGAGCCCGTGCGCGACCCGACCACCCAGGAAGTCCTGGCCGAGCCCATCGAGTACGAGGCCATCACCAACGAGGAAGCGCCGGCAGACTACGTCTACTGGGAGGACTTCTGGTGGAGCCCTGCCAGGGTCTGGCAGGACGTGCGCTGGGGCGCTCGTCGGGTCTACATGACCCGCGAGGAGCTAGTCGAGCGGTTCGGCAAGGAAATCGGCGAGCGCATCCCGGTGAGCAAGGCCAAGACCCGCTCCGATGCCGGCGTCAGGAACGATCCCTGGGAGAAAGCCGCAGTCTTCGAGATTGCCGACAAGACGACGAAGTGCTTCTACTGGCACGTCATGGGCTTCGACGTGATCTGCGACTACAAGGAGGACCCTCTCAAGCTGAAGACGTTCTTCCCGTTCCCGCAGCCGCTGATGGCGAACCTGACGACGAGCGCCTTCCTGCCCCGGGCCGACTACTTGCTGGCCCAGGACCAGTACCAGCAGATCGATGAGCTTACGACCCGCATCAAGTACCTGACGAAGGCTTGCAAGGTGGTCGGGGTCTACGACAAGAATTCCACGCCCATCGGCCGTGTCTTCACCGAGGGCATGGAGAACCAGATGATCCCGGTGGACAACTGGGCAGCGTTCGCGGAGAAGGGCGGCCTGAAGGGCCAGATGGACTTCATCCCCATCGACCTCATCGCCCAGGT